AACATAGCCATTGGGCAGGTTCAGGTTTTAAAATTATTATAGATAATAAAAAATATCCTATTGAAAGAGGAGAGCTTTACTTTCCAAATGCAGAAACAGACGAAGAAAGAGAAGAAAAAGCTACTTCTTGGGCTATTGCAGAAAAAGAGGGTAAATATCTTTCAAGAGGTGGTGTTATTTATAATAATGAAAAAGAATATTTAAAAGTTATTAATAATTAAACAATTAACACATAATTAAAAGAAAAGCCTTGAAATATAGGCTTTTTTTATTTCCTGGCCAAATCTAACCAAATATAAAAGAAATTAACTGAATTAATACTTAAACTAACTCAATAGCACTATAATAAGACAATATAGATATAAGAGAGTATAGAGAGAGATATAGAGCTTTATTATTGGTTTATATAGGTTTTAGATCTGATTTAATTAATGATATTGTAAAAAAGAAGAAATCTTTTAACAATTCTCTTAAAAGATTCTTTTTTTTATTATTTTTATTAAAAATAAAATAAAAACTAACATAAACTTAACACTTATTGAAATAATAAGAGAATATAACAATTAATTTACTATGATTTATAGTTATTGGTTTTAGTTTAGAACTTAAACTAGAACAAAACAAGTACAAAACAGGTACAAAATAGGTACACCCCATTTGTCTAAAAAATAAATGTTAGGCTACCCATTACAACTGGGGGACAACTTCTTAAAGGTTTTTTATGAAAAAGAAAAAAGCAAAAGTAAATGTAAAGGTTTTAGACTTTTCTGAGTTTGTTAAACAAATAAATCAGAAAACTGTATTACCTAAAAGTGCAGGTAATAACTTAGTTAAAAATACAGATGTCGCTAGTATGGTTGATTATCTGAAGGGGGAGAAGAAAGATGTTTAATGAACAAAATAGTAATCCCCTACAAACCTAGAAAACTACAACAAGAAGTCCACGAAAATTTACAACGCTTTAATGTGTTGGTTTGTCATAGACGATTTGGGAAAACAGTCTTAACTGTTAATGAACTGATTAAGAAGTGCCTCCAATGTCCTTTGCCTAGACCTAGATATTATTACATAGCACCTACCTATTCTATGGCAAAAAGGATCGCTTGGGATTATCTTAAATATTATACAAGTGTACTGCCAAACATGGATTACCATGAAACAGAACTTAGAGCAGAACTTCCTAATGGGGGAAGAATACAGCTACTAGGTTGTGAGCGACCTCAAACCCTAAAGGGTTTGTATATAGATGGGGTAGTTCTTGATGAGGTAGCACAAATGCCACCGAAGATGTGGACAGAAGTAATTAGACCTGCCCTATCGGACAGGGAAGGCTTTATGATTGCCATAGGCACTCCTCAAGGCCATAATGCTTTTTTTGACTTGTATCAACATGGTGTGCATGACGATAAATGGTACACCAAGTTATTTAAGGCAAGTGAAACAAAAGTCGTCAAAGAAGAAGAATTAGCAGAGGCAAAAAAAATGATGCCTCCTGAGATTTATGAAAGTGAATATGAATGTTCATTTGAGAGTAATGCGATTGGCTCTATTTATGCGTTAGGCTTAAATAAAGCAGATGATGAAAAACGCATAACAAAAGTACCTTATGATCCAACAATAAAAGTAAATACTTTTTGGGATTTGGGTATGCAAGACAAGACTGCAATTTGGTTTTGTCAGCAAAAGGGAACAGCTATTCATCTCATAGATTATTTTGAAGATAGTGGTGAATCACTAGAATATTACGCAAATGTATTAGATGACAAAAAGTATGTGTACGATACACACTATTTGCCACATGATGCCAATGTTAGAGAAATAGGAACAGGTAAATCAAGGGTAGAAATAGCACAGTCTTTAGGTCTTGTTACAAGCATAGTTCCTAAGATGAGTATAGAAGATGGAATTAATGCTGTACGCATGACTTTAGCAAGATGCTATTTTGATTTTGATAAAACAAAAGAAGGCTTAGATGCACTTCGTCAATACAGATGGGCTGTAGATGACAAGGGCGTAGCTAAAAACAGACCAGAGCATAATTGGACTTCTCATAGTTCAGATGCTTTTCGTTATCTTTGTACTGGATTACAAGAAACGAAAAACTGGAATACAGAAATTAAATATCCAAAATTAGGTATTGTATGAAAACAACTTCAGCACTTGCGTATGTAGGACATAATGCCAATGGCGATAGACATAAAAACGATTTTTATGCAACACCGAGTCTAGCAACACATGAACTTTTAAAAAAAGAATGTTTTGGTGGTACATTATGGGAATGTGCTTGTGGAGATGGAGCAATATCTAAAGTTTTAATTGACAATGGTTATGATGTATATTCATCAGATTTAATTAACAGAGGATATGGAGAACAATTAGATTTTTTACAATCAGACAAAAAAGTAGATAATATAATTACCAATCCTCCATTTAATCTTTCAACAGAATTTACTTTACACGCATTAAAATTAGCTCGTAAAAAAATTATTATGTTGAATAAATTGTCTTTTTTAGAAGGCATAAAAAGAAATAAAGAAATTTTTTCAAAAAACAAATTACAAAATATTTATGTGTTTTCTAAACGATTAAATTTTAGAAAATATAGTGGCGAAATAAATGGTTTAATGGCTTTTGCGTGGTTTGTTTTTAATCAAGACTATGAAGGAAACGCACAATTACAATGGATTTAAAATAAATGAAATTAACAAAAGATAGATTATTAGCTTTAATCTCACAGGAGATCACAAACTCCATAGGATTTTATGGTGGTAATCTAACCGAACAACGCAGGAACGCCTTAAAGTATTATTTGGGTGAACCTATGGGAAATGAAGTAACAGGTCAATCCCAAGTTGTTTCACAAGATATGCTAGAGGTTGTAGAGAACATTTTGCCAAGCATGATGCGTGTCTTTACACAAGGCGAAAAAATTGTACGCTTTGAACCTACTGGCCCTGAAGATGTAGAATATGCTGAACAAGCAACTGATTTTATTAATCACATTTTTAATGTTGATAATAATGGGTACGCTATTTTGCATACTATGTTTAAAGATGCCTTAATATCTAAAAATGGATTTGTTAAATATTATTGGAAAACAACCAAAGAACAAAAAAAAGAATATTACGAAAACTTAACTGAACCAGAATATCAAGCACTCCTAGCCGATACTGAAATAGAAGTAATTGAAGTTGAAGAAAAAGGAAAAGAATTAGATATTGAAAATACTGATTTTAGTGAAGTAGTTTTTAATGTACGAGTAAAAAGAGTTAAAGACTATGGGAGAGTAGTCATAGAGTCAGTTCCTCCTGAAACAATACTTGTAACCTCAACAGCGACCAGTCTTGATGACTGTAACTTTATAGGACAACGAGTATTTAAAACACGATCAGAACTTATCAATATGGGTTTTGATAAAAAAATTATAGACAAACTACCTCCTGCCGATCAAGACCTCTATAATAACGAGGCTGTTACAAGAAGGGCCTATGATGATGCTGATATGCCACAAGAATATCAGAACATAGATCCTGCCCTAACTGTCGTGCAGGTTGTAGATTGTTATATGAAATGCGACTACGATAATGATGGTATAGCAGAATTACGCCACATTGTAGTAGGTGGTAATGGTGCAAATGCGTATCATGTTTTAGAAAACGAAGAAATAGAGCAAATACCTTTTGCTATGGTATCACCAGTTCCTATGCCTCATAGGTTCTATGGTCTTTCCATGTATGATTTAATTGGCGATATACAGCAAGTTAAAACAACATTACTTAGACAAATTTTAAACAATGCGTATTTACAAAATAATTCACGCAACATTGTTGTAGATGGTCAAGCAAACATAGATGATTTACTTACTTCAAGAGCAGGTGGCATTGTTAGAGTTAAATCTCCTAATGCAGTAACACCAATGACAACACCAAACTTTATGCAAGAAGGTTTGGCTATGATAGATAAAGTAGATCAAATAAGAGAAGCTAGATCTGGTGTAACAAAAATGCAAATGGGACTAGATCCTGATATTATTAATAAATCACATACAACAGCAACATCAACAAATGTGATGATGAACGCAGGTACACAAAGAATAGAATTAATTGCTCGTAATTTTTCAGAAGGCATTAAACGATTATTTCAAGGCATACTAACTTTAGTGTGCAAACATCAAGAACAAGAACGCATTATACAACTAAGAGGAAAGTTTGTATCTATGAACCCTAGAGAATGGGTTGATAGATATAATGCAACAGTACAAGTGGGTTTGGGAAGTGGCTCTCAAGATCAACGCTTAGAAGTTTTAGGGAGAGTCCTAGCTGTTCAAGAAAAATTAATTGGAGCAGGGGGTATGGGTATTGTTGATCCACAAAAGATTTATAATACTTTATCAAAATATTTGGAAAATGCAGGGTATAAAAACGCCAATGAGTTTTTTAACAATCCTGCTACCAGTCCTCCACCTCCACCTCCTCAGCCTGATCCTGCTATTCAATTAGCACAGCAAGATTTACAAATGCGACAACAAAAAGATCAAGCTGAATTACAATTAAAAGCTCAAAAACAAAAATCTGATGAATTAATAAAAGCAGAAAAATTAAATTTAGATCAACAAAAATTAGCAACAGAAATTGTGAAACAAGAACAAGGAAAAGAATTGGAAAAAGAAAAATTAGCAACAAAAATAATTGATAGTGCTATGATAAGTGAGGAGTACAACTAATGGCTTTTACTCCTTTTTTTCAAGGCACAGATGCACAAAATTTAATTACAAATTATTTAAGCAAAAACATTACAGCCGATACACCAATGGAAGCTGAAGATATGAACCAACATGGTGTATTTCGTAATCGTTATTCGCCTGAAGGTTTTTATGCTAATGAAACAGATATGTACCCTGTTGAAGCCTATAAGCCACCTGTAGAAGATGAAGATGGAGTACCAAGTTGTGAAGAAGGTTATGTGTATGATTCAACTTTAAAATCATGCGTTTTTGTCGGATATGGAAAAGACAGCCAACAAAGTAGTGATGATAGAGATGATACTGAAGAAAGACCTTATATGTCTATTGAAGATATGCAAAACGCATCAAATAAAGAATTACTTGATTATTTAAAAAGTGGTTGGTTAAAAAACAGTTTGTTAGGTTATCTTCCAAGCAAAGGTGGTAAAGTAACTTTAGGTGGTAACTTTATGCCTCCTGCATTTGGATTAGCTTTTGGTGGACAAAATGATTTAAGAAGAAATGCTATAATAGCTGAGTTATCAAACAGAGGATATTTTACAGGTGAATTTGACGATAAAGGACAAGAAATATTTGATATAGTAAGTACGCCAAATCCTAATATTGGATTTAATGAAGCTGAAGTACCTTATGGTGGTTCAGGTATAATTAATGAAGGTGTAACAGGAAGTTATGGTGGTGGAGAAGATTTTGGAAGTAGCCAAAATAATAATGTAATTACACAAATACAAAATGCAAAAGCTGTTGAACAAGCTATGAAAAACGATCCAATAAAAAAAGATAAAAGTTATTATGAACAATTTGCATTAAATCCTAATCAAACAATGGGATTTGGTTTGTAATGGATAAAGAACAAGAAATAAAAAGAGGAAAAAGAGCCAAAGAAATATTAGAAGATGAAATATTTGCAGAGGCTATTCAAAAGATTCGTCAGGATTTAGAATTACAATGGTTAAATTCTGATGTTAAAAATTCGGAACAACGAGAAAACATCTTCCTCATGAGAAGAATGGTAGAAGTTGTTGTGATGCAGTTGCAAAGTGTAATGGAAACAGGAAAACTTGCAACAAATGATAATAAAAAATAGGAGATTAAAATGGCAGAAGAACCAGTAATGGAATCTGCAACAGACAGTCCTGCAAAGGAAACTGTTGCACCAACGCCCAAGCCTTATAAAAATGAGAGAGAGGCAGTTAGCGACTTGAAGAACTTACTAAACTTAGACGCCTCTAAGAATCAAGAAGCTAAGAGTGAACCATCAACAGATGTGAAAAGCGACTCGGAAACGAATAACGAAGATCCATTTGAAGATGCAGAACTTATAGATCAAGTTGAAGATGAAAACACTTTAGACAGTAATCAGGAACTTTATAAAATCAAGGTCGGAGATCAAGATTTAGAAGTCAGCCTAGATGAACTCAAAGATGGTTATTATCGCCAACAAGATTACACTCGTAAAACCAAAGACCTTGCTGATAACAGAAAGGCTGTTGATGATTTAAAAAATTCATTAACTAGGCAAAACGAGGAGGCAAAAATCAAGAGAGATCAATACGAGAAGCAATTACAAGTATTGGAAGAACAATTAAAAGCTAGTGAATCTAAAGTAGATTTAGATAAACTCTATGAAGAAGATCCTGCACAATATGTCAGAGCAAAAGCTGAGATAGATCGTAGGAAAGAAATTTTAGAGGCTACTAAATTAGAGCAAGAAAAAATACATTCTGAAAAACAAAAAGAGCATGAAAGAAATTATAATGCTTATTTGGAAAGAGAAAGAAATTTACTTGCTGAAAAACTACCCATATACGCTGATAGTAAAAAAGGCCCTGAATTTGTTAAAAATATAACAAACTACGCTAGGGAAATCGGATATACCGACCAAGAAATATCAATGTTAGTAGATCATAAAGCAGTTATTATGTTAGCTAATGCGTATCGCTACGATAAGCTAAAAAAAGCTAATCTTAATAAAAAGAAAGTAACAACAACCCCAAAGGTTGTTAGTTCTTCTAGTCCTAAGAGTTCTGATAATACTGAAGTTGCTGAACGAATGAAATCTAAAAAAGCAGTTCTTAGAAAAAGTGGAAAAATGCAAGATGCAGTTTCCGTTTTTAAAGAAATGTATTCTTAACATTAACTATAAAGGAGTAAAGTATTATGGCACAGCCAACTAATACATTTGATACTTACGATAGTGTTAATGCTATGAGAGAAGATTTAGCTGATGTGATCTATAACATCTCACCAACTGAAACGCCTTTCATGAGCAACGCATCAAAAGGATCAGCAACAAATACTTTGCATCAATGGAATACAGATTCATTATCAGCAGTAGCAGTCAATGCTAAAATTGAAGGTGATGAAGTATCAGGTGATGCAATTACAGATGTATCTCGTCTGACAAACTATACTCAAATCAGTTTGAAATCTGCAACTATTTCAGGAACAGATGATGCTGTAGAAAATGCAGGTATGGGTGAGCAAATGGCTTACCAAATGGCAAAAATGGGTAAAGAGTTAAAGCGTGATATGGAAAACGCTATGATCGGAATTGAACAAGCAAAAGTGGCAGGTGATGCTTCTACTGCTCGTAAATCTGCATCAGTAGGCACATGGTATGGCCCAGCTTCACCAACTAACAACTATTCTAAAAATGGATCACCTTCAGCAGTTCCTCTAGGAACTGGTGCAACTGCAATCGCAGGTGGTACTAATAGAACTTACACCGAAGATTTATTAAAAGCAGGTTTAAAAGTAGCTTTTGATAATGGTGGAAATCCTGATACTGTTCTTATGACTGCAAGTCATAAACAATTAGCATCAGCTTTCAATGGTGTAGCTACTAAGTACAAAGATGCTTCAGACAAAGTGTCAATCGGCACAACTGATATTTATGTATCAGATTTTGGAGAAGTGGCTTTTGTACCTGATCGTTTCCAAAACGCAAACAGAGTAGATATATTGCAAATGGATATGTGGAGTGTAGACTTCCTTAGACCATTCCAATCATCAGATCTATCAAAAACTGGTGATAGCAATAAGAAAATGATTTTAGCAGAATGGACTTTAACAGCTAAAGCACCAAATGCTAACTATGGTATATTTAACTTAACTGCATAATTATTTGTAGTTTTAAGGATTAGGAGGGGAAAAAATCCCCTCCTTTTTAATTTAATTTTTTAGGAGAAACAAATGGGAGTTTTTAAAAACAAAAAACATTCCTCTAGTTTATATACAAGAGTTGCTAATTCTATTAAATGTTATCCAATGGTAACATCAGGTGATGGAAAAAAACAATCTAAAGAAATAGCAAGAGGAGATAGAGTTTATAATCCTGCTTTAAAAAGACAATCAGATCAAGGATTAGCAATTAAAAGCACAATAGACAGAATGATTGCAAAAGCTGTCGGCAAAGGTGCGTAAATTTTATGCCAACAAAAAAGTTTTCATTAAATGATAAAAATGATTCATCATCAGTAAAAACAAATTTATACTATGATAATGTTGAAAAAAAAATTCATATTGAAAACACACAAGATGTTCAAGAAATATTAAATGCTAATAAAGTAGCAAGAAATGAAGGTGCATATAAATCAAAACCTATGGCAGATGCCAAAGGATATAGAGTTGCACGATTACCAAATATTATTGTTCATCAATTAGCAAAGAAAGGTATTCTTTCTTATGCAGGTAAAGTTTTGGATAAACCAAAATTTTTTAAATGGCTTAATGATTATGATAACAGACACTTTAGAATTTATACAGGAAACTTATAATGGCACTTACAACTTATGCTTTGCTAAAAACAACAATAGCAAACTATTTAAACAGGACAGATCTCACTTCATATTTAGGTGATTTCATTACGCTTACTGAAAGCAGGTTAAATAGAGAGTTGCGTGTTAGGGAAATGGTTAATAGTGATACCAGTACAACAACAGTATCAGGAACTCAATCTTATTCCCTACCAAGTGGTTTTTTAGAAGCTAGTTCAGTTATTTTTCAAAGTGATCCTTATAGAGCATTACGATTTATGGCTAATGGTGATTTTTATAGATTTTACAATTTAAGCAAAACTTCAGGACTCCCAACTTTTTTTACGATTGTAGGATCTAACATTTTATTAGGTGTAGCACCTGACTCAGCCAAAACATTACAAATAGATTATTATAAAACAATAACCCCTCTATCTGATAGTAATACATCAAATGATATTTTAACTAATTATCCTGAGTTGTATTTATATGGAGCATTAGCAGAATCTTCTCCTTTCTTAATGCAAGATGAACGATTAGATACTTGGGCGAGATTATACAAAGAAGCCTTAACAAATGCTAACTTATCTTCAGAGAAAGGATCAATTACATCTTCACCAATGCAAATGAGTACAACAGGGATAGTGTAACATGATTAAGTTTGGAGAATTACAAGCTGATTTACCTGCGTACCAAAATTCAGGAGCATTAAAAGCAGATAATGTTATTCCTTTAAAAGATGGATATAAAAGTTTAGCAGGGTTTCAAGCATTAAGTACAACAGGTTTAACTGGAAGTGCTGTAGGTTTATTTTCAGCTTTTCAAGCAGGTGGTGTAACTAACTATGCAGGTGATGCAACAAAATTGTATCAAATGAATAGTAGCCAAGAATTTATAGATAAATCTAAAGCAGGTGGATATAATAATTCTACTACAGAAGGTTCAAGAGATTACTGGGCCTTTACACAATTTGGTACAAATATTATTGCAACAAATCACGCAGATAATATTCAAAAGTTTAACGAAGGAACAGACTCAGCATTTTCTGATTTAGTTTCTATAAAAGCAAAATACATTACAGTTATTAATAACTTTGTGGTGGCAGGATATACAACTGAATCTAGCACAGGTTACAACCAACGAGTAAAATGGTCAGCATTGAATGACAGTTCAGATTGGACTCCAAGTCAATCAACACAATCAGGCTATCAAGACATTGTAGGCCCTCATGGTAACTTAATGGGAATTGTTGGTGGAGAACAATCAGGCATAGTTATTTTTGAAAGAGCAATCTATCGTATGTCCTATGTTGGAACTCCATTGATATTTAGATTTGACAAAATTGCCGATAATGTAGGAGCATTTTGTGATAAAAGCATATCTTCTTTTGGTAATATGATTTTCTTCTTGGCTCAAGATGGATTTTATATGCTAACAGGAGGACAACAACTCACTCCTATTGGTAATGGTAAAATAGATAACTTTTTCTTTGATGACATATCTTCTCAAATAGATGGTGTATGTTCAGCAGTAGATCCTAACAATAGTATTGTTGTTTGGTCTTATAGAGGAGGTACAGGTTCAGCCTCTACTACTTCTAACATTAATAATAAATTAGTTATTTATAACTATGCAGTTAATAAATGGAGTACAGGTTCAGGTTTAGAACTAGAATATATATCTAGTGCATCACAAGAAGCCTTTACAACATTAGAAAGTTTAGATGTGTTAGGTGATTTAGATAATTTACCTAAATCATTAGATTCTTATTATTATGGAGAAGGAATTGTAGGTCTAGCAGGATTTAATTCTGCTAATAAATTTGGAAAGTTTATTGCAACTTCCCTGTCAGCTACAGTTGATACAACTGAGTTTGAAGGAGTAGAAAATAGACGATCTATTATTTTAAATTGCAGACCGATTGTAGATGGTTTGGGAAATACAACTGTTACAGTAACGCCTATTGCAAGATCTTCACAGTTAGATAGTGTAGATGTAGGCACAGCAGTTTCTACGCAAGATAATGGTGTGTGTCCTTTACGATCTAATAGCAGGTATCATAGAATGAGGGTATCAGTAACAGGAAATTTTAATACCATGTCAGGAGTAGATGTAGAGGCAAGACCTGAAGGAAAAAGATAATGGCTGATAATCAGTTTCCCATTGTACCAATTTCTATACCAGATCATGACTTACACTTACGATTAGTTTCAACAAGTTTAAATAGCACAATAGATGGCAAACTTAATAGCACAGGCTCAATAACTTTACGAGCAAGTCAAACAACTACAACTCTCACAGATGAGAGAATAGGTGGAAATTCTATTATACTATTTATGCCAACAACAGCTAATGCAAATACTGCAAAAGCAAATTTATATGTATCATCAAGGGGGGAAAAAACAGCAACGCTAACTCATGCGAGTTCAGCAAATGCCGATCAAACATTTGGTTATCTGGTAATTGGGTGATTATTAAAGTTCCTCAAGAAGATTTACATATAGTGTGGAATGAAGTTGAGCCTCTTATAAAAAAGGCTTTAGACGATACTTACACAGCTAGAGATATTTTAGATGGGTTAGTAAAAAATGCTTTTCAACTTTTTATTAGTTGGGAAGATAAAGTAGAGAGTGCTGTTATTACAGAGGTAATACAGTATCCTCAAAAAAAAGTTTGTCGCTATTTCCTAGCAGGAGGTAGTAACATGAATAATTGGTTAGAACCAATACAACAAGAAATAGAAAAATTTGCAAAGTACAACCAATGTGATGCGATAGAGGTCGCAGGTCGCAAAGGTTGGTTGCGTAAATTAAAAGGTTATGAACAAAAAATATATTTAATGAGTAAAAAATTATGAGTAAAGGTAGCAATCCAACAAATGTAACAACAACAACAAGTGCAGAACCATCTGAATTTATTAAGCCTTATTATACACAGGCTATAGACACAGCACAGGATTTATTTGAAGGAAGTACGCCTAATTATTTTCCTAATGCAACTTATACAGGTTTTGCACCTGAAACATCAACAGCTTTAAATTTGGCAAAAGCAAGAGCAGTAGCAGGTAATCCATTATTAAACCAAGCACAAACTCAAGCATCAAATATTTTATCTGGTCAATATTTAAACCCAAATACAAATCCTTATGCAACTGCTTTATTTAACAAAATGGCAGGTGATGTTACTTCCCAAGTACAATCACAATTCAGCAAGGCAGGTAGATTTGGTTCAGGAGCAAATCAAGAAATATTAGCTGAAAGTTTGGGTAATCTAGCTAATCAAGTTTATGGCGATCAGTATAATAGAGAGAGAGCATTACAGGCTCAAACTATGATGACTGCTCCTCAACTTGGTGAAATGGATTATAATGATATTGCAAAACTTCAAGCAGTTGGATCAACAAAAGAAGCCTTAGAACAAGCTAAACTACAAGATGCTATTGCACGATACGATTTCCAACAACAAAAACCTTACATGAAACTTGCACAATATTTAGGTTCTTTAGGAGCAAATGTTCCTATGACTACAGCACAAACACAACCTGTCTTTAGAAATACTGGAGCAGGATTACTTGGTGGTGCTATGGCAGGAGCAAATCTTGCAGGACAAATTGGAGGAAACAGTATGTTTGGTAATCCATTATATGGAGCAATCGGTGGTGGGTTACTCGGAGGTTTCTTATAAAATGCAAAATCAAAGTTTATTAACTGCTCAAACTTTAATTAATAATGCTCTTTCTAATAGTATTATTAAACAGTTTGGTAATCAACCGACTTCTCAAGGTGGTTTATTAAATTTTATCAAAAGTCCTTATGCAAGAGATATAGCTACAGGTTTATTAGCACAATCAGGTTATTCTCCTATGCCTACTTCTTTTGGTCAAACAGTAGGAACAGCAATACGATCAGCAGATCAATCAGCTATGCAACGAAAAGCTAATGAATTAGCTGAATTAACTGCATTAGGGAGTATTTCAAAAGCAATAACTAGACCTGATAAAGATAGAAAAACAGCTAAAGGTGCTGATGGGTTTTTATATTATACCGATACAGGGGAAAGAGTTTTACCTAATGTAGAATTACCTGTAAAAGATAGAGCAACAGCAGCAGATATTAAAGGTATTCTTCGTTATAAAGATGATGGTTCGCAAGTATTTCCAGATGATATACCAGAAGAAAAAACATTTTCAACTGCTAAAGATATAAACGATCAATTACGATATACTGAAGGCCCAAATAAAGGTGAGCTTGTTTTTCCTAAAGTTGTAAAAGATGAAAAAGACGAAGACAGAAAAACAGCTAAAGATATAGAAGGTATTCTTCGTTATGTAGATAATGGAGAAAAAGTTTTTTCAAGTGATGAAGCACCAGAAGATAAAAGAGAAACAGGTAAAGATATTGATGGTATATTACGCTATACTGATACTGGAGAAAAAGTATTTCCAACTGACACAGTAACAAAAAAATATGCTACTGCTAAAGATGTTAATGATGAACTTCGTTATACTGAAGGGCCAAACATAGGTGAACGAGTTTTTGATGTAGAGAAAAAAGAAGATAAAAAAGAAAGAAAAACACAAACAGATATAAATGGAGTTTTACGCTATGTAGATGATGGAAAACCTGTTTTTCCTGATGTGCAAAAAGAAGCAGATAAAAGAGAAACAAAACAAGATGTTAATAATCAATGGCGATATACAGATACTGGTGAACTTGTTTTCCCTAAAGTTACAAAACAAGAAGAAGAACTAAAATATGAAAGATGGCAAGGCTTTAAAGATATAGCTAAAAACAAATTTGACATTATTTTAACAGACTCTCAAGCAAAATTATTAGATAAAAGTATTGGAGAAAATGTATTACAATTAGATCCTGAATCAGGGATATTAGTTAATAGAATGGAAGAATTATTATCTTCTTGGTATCCAAAAAAAGATATAACAAAACAAACTGCTGAAGATGGAATTAATGTTGAAGAAAAACTTAAATTAGGATCAGAAAAATTAGAAGAAAAATTTAAAAATAAACAAGTAATTAAGTTAGGTGAAGATTTTGAAACACAAGCCTTTACTGAAGTAATAGGAGTCCTTGAAGAATTAGGAAACCTTCTCCCACCAGAAGGCGAAGATATTGCAGGATATGGCCTTACAGGGCCTTTACCTGATAGATTATTGAGTTCTGAGGGTAGGGCAATAAGATCAGCATTTTCAAGATTATTTAATACAACTTTAAAAGAAAGAAGTGGTGTTGCAGTAACCGAACCTGAACTAGAAAGATTAAAAAATGAATTTAATACTGGGAAACTTAAAACAGATGAAGATTTAAGAAATGCTTTAGGTAGATACCAACGCATACTAGGTAGATTAATTAATGCAACTTTGGCTAAATATCCTCAAGAAGTTGTAGAACAGTACCAATCACAAGGTGGTATAATTACTTCTGATCTTGAAAGAAAAAAAAGTAAATATGGAATTGACTAATGGCTGATATTTTAGAAACAAAAATTAGAGTTAAAGAACTTGTTAATACTGGTGCAGATGAAGTTGTTATAGATGAATTTATTAAACAATCAGGATTTACAATAGATCAAATACAAAATTTTAATATAAATACAAGAAAAGGCGTTAGTTTTATGGATAGGGTTAAACTTGGTTTAGCTCCTAATTATAAATCCAAAAAAGCAACTGTTGAAAAAATGTATAAAGGAGCAGTACCAATTAATAAAGGAAATTTTGCCTTTATGAATGAGCAAGGAGAAGCACAAGTAGTTAATCCTAAAGGTTTTGATGTAGGCGATATAGGTCAATATGCTGTTAGTCCTTTAATTAACATGGGTGCTAATATTTATGGTGCATACAAAGGTCAAAAAGCAGGATCAGCTTTTGGGCCTTATGGCAGACTAACAGGTGGCATATTAGGTGCAGGTACAGGTGAGGTTATTGGTGGAGAAATAGCAGATAGAACTTTTCAAGCTATGGGAGGTGTTATTGAAAGAACTCCTAAAGAATACATTACTGAAAAAGCATTTGATTTTGGAGTAGGATCGGTTTCAGAATTTGCATCACCTTTTTTATTAAAAGCATTAAAATATCCTTTTTCTGGTTTAACAAAAAAATCAAAACAACAAACTTTAGAAAATTTAGATATATTTTATAAAGCTAATGTTCCACCTGCCTCAGTAAGCATGGTTATTGAAAATCCTCTTATAAAAGATACTTTTTCTTCTTTAGAATATATTTTGGGAAATATACCTTTTTCTAGGGTAATTATTTCTAATGCAGGTAAAAGGATGCAACAAGATATGGGTAAAAGCCTTGTTAAAACATCTAATAATTTAGTAAAATATAACCGATATAGAAATATTAGTAATATTAATGCAGGTTCAATAATTAAAGATGGAATTGATAATGCTGTAACAGGATTTAAAACAGAATCAGGAAAATTATATACAAAGGCTTTTGAAAGTGCATCTAAAGAAGCAGGTGATAAAGTAAAAGTTGGAGCAAATAATTTTATTAGTAAATTAGATGATTTAGCTACACCTAAAGGTGCAAATATATATAAAAAAGTAAAAGGTGAATTAACAGATGAAGTAATTGGTCAAAAACCAAGTGTTTTACAATCTAAATTTTTAATAAATCTTAGAGAAGAAATAGCTGATAAAGCAGATAGAGGATTACTTACTTTTGAAGAATTAAGAAATTACAGATCTCTTATTGGAAAAAAACTTACTAATAAAAGTCTTATTGATGATGTTTCCACAGCAGAATATAAACAATTATATGGAGCAATATCTGAAGATTTAAAATCAATTTATGCAGAAATTGGTGGAGATGCGTATAAAGAATTTTTACGAGCAGATAAATATTATAAAGCAGGTTTAAAAAGAATAGATAATGTTTTAGCTAAAGTTAATAAAATTGATGAAGATAAAGTATTTAATTATTTACTTAATCAAAGCAAAGATGGATCAACATATATTCGTACTATAAAAAAATCTTTAACTAATGATGAATTTGCTATTATACAAAATAGAATTATTCAAAAATTAGGAAGAACAAAAGCAGGAAAAGCATTAGATTTAGATAGTGCTGATTATACAGATATTTTTAATAGTGAAACTTTTTTAACGAATTGGAATCAAATTGATTCAACAGCTAAAGATTTTTTATTTTCTAGCAATAAATACAAACAATTAAAAACAGATTTAGATTATTTAGCAAAAGTTTCTGAAATAGTAAGACAATCAGGAAAGACATTTCAAAACCCATCAGGTACAGCCGATAGTATAATAGGACAACTATCTTATATTGGTGCTATTTATGGAGGAAATGCTTTTGGATTTTGGAATACATTTTTAACAGGTGCTTATTTAGTAGGGGGAGCAAAAATGATGACTTCACCAAAAACTGTTAGATGGTTAGCTCAAGGAACTAAAATAGCTGAAAACAAAGGATTTGATGGAGTGATAAAACATTTAGGTAAAGCATCAGTAATTTTTGCAGGAGAAGATCCTGAACTTCAAGCGTATGTAATGGATTTTGGCAATTCTATGCAAGATAAAAAAGAAAAAAAGGAAGATAAATGACAGTATCAAATTATAATACTACAGCATCAAGCAATACAGCAATTAATGGCGTAAATATTTCGGAAGGCATGAGTCCTTCAGATGTTAATAACGCTATTAGAGAGCAGTTAGCTGATGTAAGAGCAGTATGGAATGATAAAGA